GGTCTCGCCGACCGTGTCGCCAGCTTCGACGAAGTCCTCGCCTCGCTTTCCCGGGCCAACACATCGCCCACCACCCGCCCGTCTGGGCGCAACGCTCGCAAAGGAGGGATCCAGATGAGCACGAACGATATAGCGCCCGGTGACGAAGACCCGGGCATCTCAACGGCTGAACACGAGGCGGCCGTGACGCTCGCCCGGCAGGAGGAGCGCTCCCGCATCGCGGGCATCGTCAACTCCGACGCCGCTCAGGGCCGCATGGCCCAGGCCATGGTTCTGGCGACTGAAACGACGCTATCGCTGCAGGAAGCCACCAGGCTGCTCCTCGCCGCGCCAAGGGAAACCCGCATCGACGCCCTGGCCGCGCGCGCAGGGTCAGGTTCCGAGATGGGCTCCTCTCCAAACCCGCAACCGCATGATCGCGGTGCCCGTGCCGAGGAGGGCTGGAAGCGGGCCATCAGCAACGCCAACCGGCGCTTCGAACCGTCCTGACAGGAGACTGCACAATGACCGTTCTCATTGAAACCAATCATCCCGGCGCTTTCCTCTTGTCCGAAGCCCAGGGCCAGCGTTCACGCGACACCATCACCATCGCAGGCGGCGCCGGAATCGTTTCCCAGGGCAGCGTGCTCGGCAAGGTCACGGCCGCCGACAAGTACGTCGTGAGCGCAATTGGCGCCACCGACGGCAGTCAGGTGCCTGCAGCCATCAACATCTACGGTGCCGACGCATCGACCGCCGACATTGGGATCGCAGCCATTGTCCGCGATGCCGAGGTCAATGGCCATTGCCTCGTCTACCACGCCGACCGCGACCAGCCCGCCGAGAAAGCCGCAGCGCATGACGCGCTGAAGAGCCTCGGCATCATCGTGCGCTAACCCGGAGACCAGATCCCATGTCGATCATGAACATCTTCACCCAGGACGCCTTTAGCGTCATGCGCCTCACGGACGCCCTGCGCGATATTTCCTATGTGCCATCCCGCATCGGCCAAATGGGTCTCTTCCAGACCACCAGCATCGATACCCTCGACATCGCCATCGAAAAGGACAAGGCGCAGAACCGGATCCTGGTTCAGGCCAGTCCGCGTGGCGGTCCCGGCCAGACCTTCGGGCGCAACCAGCGTTCCATGCGCATGCTGAAGGTGCCGCATTTCCAGGTCGATGATGCGATCTACGCCGATGAGGTGCAGCAGGTTCGTGCCTTCGGCGAGGAAATCGCTGTCGAAAGGCTGCAGGGCAAGATCGCCGATCGCGCCGCCGAGGCATCGCAGTTCTTCGCCCTCACCGAGGAATATCACCGCATCAACATCCTAAAGACCGGACGCCTTCTCGATGCCGACGGCTCGGTGCTCTTCGACTACTTCTCCGAGTTCGGGGAAGCACAGGCCGCCGAGATTGATTTCGACCTCGACAATGCCACTCCGGCCGAGGGTGTTTTCCGCAAGAAGTGCGCCAGCGTCATCCGCCAGATGGCCGGCATTCTCGACGGCATCCCCTATTTGGGTGTGACTGCTCTTTGCGGCGACGCCTTCTTCGATGATCTCATCGCCCACAAGGAGGTCCGCGAGACCTACAAGGGGTATGCCGACGCCTCGACCCTCCGGAATGCCTATGTGAATGCAGGAACCTCCGGCATTTATGGCAGCTTCGAGTTTGGCGGCATCACCTGGGCAAACTACCGCGGCGGCGACAATGTCGGGGTGGATACCAACAGGTGCCACCTGTTTCCCATGGGCGTGCCGGGGCTGTTCCGCACCGTCTATGGTCCTGCCGATTACATCGAGACCGTCAACACGCCGGGGCAACGCCTCTACGGCAAGCAGTGGGAGATGCAGAACGGCAAGGGCGTCAATCTGGAGTTCCAGATGAATGCCTTGCACTACTGCACCCGTCCTCGTGTGTTGATCCCCGGCAAACGGACCTGAGGCGCATGACAAGGACGTCCCCACATGACCACGCTCACTGAAGGCCGCCACCCTGGCGAGGGCCTCCTGTCGGAAGCCAACTTCCACCGCTCGCGCGGCAGGGCCACGATCAAGTCCGGCTCGGGCGTGATCGAGCCCGGCGCGATCCTCGGCAAAGTCACCACTGGCGGCAAATTCGCCCCGAGCCCGGCCGCCGCGACGGTCGGCGTCGAGGGCGCCGAAACCGCAGTTGCCATCGCGATCTACGGCTGCGACGCCACCGCGGCGGATCGGGAGATCGCGATCATCGAGCGCGACGCTGAGTGGCGGATCAGCGCCGTCGTCTACGAGGCCTCGGTCGATACCGACGCCGAGAAGCTGGCCAAGCGGACCCAGCTGGCCGCGGTCGGCATCATCCTCCGCTAAGCCCACCCCCCCACCACCACATCGCCAAGCCCGCCCACCCCTGCGGCCCGATCCGGCCTGCGGGACGAGCGCGCTTGCACCATCGCAACAAGGAGCCCCCCGGAATGTCTCTGTTCGACGACATCGACGGCTCGCTACAGGCGGCCATGGACCATGTGTTCGGCGAGGCAATCCGGGTGCTCCCCCAGTTGGCAGGAGGAAACTATGGGGCCGGGGCTCCCGACCCGGCCCGCCCCCCGCTCGACACCCGGGCGATCATCAGCCGCGCGCCCAACACGGGGAAGCTCGACTTCGCCGGAACCAGCCGCAGGGGGGTGGAGCTCTCGCTGGCGCCGTCCGAGTGCTGGATGGACCGGGCCGCCTACGCCGCCCTCGGCTACGCCATCCGCCCCGGCGACATTATCGAGCTCACCGAAAAGAGCTGCGTGCGCGTGACGGTATCCAACGTGGCGCTGGGCGACCACCGGGACATCGTGATCCACTTCACCGCCGGAGCTTCCGCCCCATGAGCATCATCGCCCTCGCGATCCGCATGTCGGCGACCCGCGCCCTTGAAACCGAGGGGGCCACCCTCGCGGGGGTGCGCGTGTTCGACAGCGCGATCACCCCGCTCGATGAAATGGTGTCGGCCGAGCCCAAGCCGATGATCGTCGTCTCGACCGAGGACGACAGCGCCGAGGTCGGCGGCGCCGACTGGAACAGCGGCGGCCGGTCGATCCAGCTGGTGATCGAGACCGCGATGTCGCAGTCGGTCGAGCTCCCCGATGGCGAGGGCCAGGGCGTCCTCGTCCCGAACACCGACGCGGGGCTCGAGCTGACCCTCGCCGTCCTCTCCCGCCAGATCAGCGCCTGCCTGTTCGGCCGCGGCGGCGGAGCCTGGGGCGTGGTGTTCCGCAAATTCGTTACCGGCACCTCGGAGGTCGTCTCCCGCCGGGGCATCCAATCGAAGGAAGGCGCTCGCATCGCTGCACGCCAGACGGTCTACTCGATCAGCGCCATGGCCGAGCCTCCCTTCGATCAGCCGGTGGCGGCCAACACTCCCCTCGGGGCGTTTCTGGCCGCCGCCGCCGCTGATCCACAGACCGCCTCGCTCGCCGCGCTCATCCGCGAGGTGATCGAGGGCGAGCCCGTCGGCTGGCCGGAAACCTACAGCGTGGCCGCCATGATCGCCGGGCTCTCGGACGAGCTCGGGCAGGCCATTGGCATCAGCGCCCTTGGGGGCGGCGCCGACAACACCCCGATTGTCGAGGCCACCTTCGCGGCAGACGACCGTGCCGCCTTCACCTCCGACGCCGCCGAGATCCTGGCGCAGCTGCCGGAGACCCCATGAGCGAACTGCTAGAGCTCTACAACCGGGTGTCCCGGCTGGAGCAGCGCCTTGCCGCGATGGTCAAGCACGGCCGGATCGCCGAGGTGAACCCCGAGGAGGCATGGGTCCGGCTCAACCTCGGCGAGGGCGACGCTGGGCCGCTGCTCTCCCCGAAAATCCCCTACGCGCAGTTCGCCGGGGCGCTGAAGGTTCACACCCCGCCGACCGTCGGCCAGCAGATGACATGGCTGGCCCCCGGCGGGGACAGTCAACAGAGCTTCGCCGTCCCGCTCACCTGGTCGGATCAGAACGAGGCCCCCAGCAAATCGGGGGACGAGAACGTGATCACCTACGGCGACGTGCGGATCACGCTCGACGCCTCCTCGGTGCTGATCGAGGTGGGCGGCTTCGTCCTCCGCGTCAGTGCCGAGGGCCTTGCTATGGCGGGCGGCGGCGTGGGCCACAACGGCCAGGACATCGGCTCGACCCACAAGCACCCCGACGTAATGCCGGGCCCCGCCAAGACCGGCACCCCCGTCGAAACGGGGCCCGTCCCCTAAGCAACAATCCGAAAGGTTCGGACGA